TGCTAATCATCCAGCCCCAAGCTGCATCACACGGGCTTACCCTTACCGCAGCCGACACGATCATCTGGTACGCTCCCTGCTCTAGCGTTGAGACATACCTGCAAGCAAACGCACGTATCGACAGGCCCGGACAGGTCAACCCAATGACCATCCACCACATCATGGGTAGCTCGGCTGAACGCAAGATGTACTCCATGCTGCGCGGCAACGTGAACAGCCACCAAAAAATAATTGATCTTTATCGTCAAATTCTTGACGACACCCCTTGACAATGTACAAACCTGTGGTAGACTTGTTTTCGTGAGTGGATGTTGGGTAACGGGTTAGCGCCGTTGTAGGTTTCCTTTCATGGTTGAAGCAAACACTGCTTTATGTGACCAACATCCGCTCACACCCATTAACAATTGTTAGGAGCATTAGATGAATGACGAGACTACAGCCCCTGTAGACTTGGACCAGCTAACCTCGATCTACATCAAGATCAGAGACGCTAGGGCCGACAAGAAGCGGGCTTTTGAAGAGCAAGACAAAGAGCTTGAGGACCAGCTAACAGTGCTTGCAACGCAGATGCTGGACACCTGCAAAGAGATGGGTGCTGACAGCATCCGAACACCACACGGCACAATCATTCGTACAGTTAAGTCACGGTACTGGACGAGCGATTGGGATTCAATGTACGACTTCATCGAGAAGCATGGTGCATTTGGCCTGTTGGAGAAACGACTTCATCAAACAAACATGAAGGACTTCCTCTATGAGAATCCAGACGTTCTGCCTATGGGCTTGAATGTCGAAAGCGAGTACACCGTTTCTGTTAGACGTTCTAAGGACAAATGAAAATGAGCAACCTCACAATTTTGAATCAAGACCTCCCCGACTTCCTGCAAACCGCAGGTGTCTCTGACCTCACCAAATCCCTCGCTGGTCGTACTGGCGTTAAGCGTATCGTGCCCAAGAACGGCATCTTCCGCAAGACTGTCGGCGGCGAAGAGATGGGCAAGGTCAAAGGCACTATGGATGTAGTGATCGTCAACGCCTCCCCCAAAGTTGGCCGTATCTTCTACGCTAAGCAGTGGACACCTGATGCCGAGCCGACTGCACCGGACTGCTTCTCCAACGATGGCAATGCTCCTGACGCTGGCTCTACTGCTCCGCAGTCTACACGCTGCGACACTTGCGCTCAGAACATCAAGGGTTCGGGCCAAGGCAGTTCTAAGGCTTGCCGTTACTCACGCCGCATCGCTATGACTCTGGTCGAAGACTTTGGTACATCACTCGAAGGTGAAATCTACCAAATGAACTTGGCATCCAAGTCGTTGTTCGGTGACAGCATCGGTAACACGCACCCCTTTGAGAGCTACACCAAGTACCTCGCCAACAACGGCAAGAGCTTGGACTACGTTGTGACTCAACTGAGCTTCAACGAAAACAACGACAACCAGTCCGTGCTGTTCACGCCGACTCGCTTCATCAACAAGGCTGAGTACTCGGTTACCAGCGTAGTTGCGCAGAAGCCTGAAGTGCAGAAGATGGTCACCATGACTCCGTACCAAGCAGATATGTCTGGTCGTGCTGCATTGGATATCCCTGCCCCGAAAGCTGCTGCCCCTAAAGTTGAGGCCGAGGAAGTTGCCGAGCCCACAAAGCGCGAGAGCAAGAAGGCTGAGCCTGTGGCTGTGACCAAGAAGGACTTGGGTTCGGTTATCGACGCTTGGTCTAAGGAGGACTAAGCAATGAGCTACGGATACAGCCAACGATTGGTCGAAGCTAATAAAGAAGCCGATGAGCAGTCGTGGGGTGTACTCCTTGGGCGCAAGTGCATCAGTCTCGATATTCCTGTGAATGTAATTGCTGCGAGGTTCAACGTGAGCCGAGCGACGATATACAACTGGTTCTGGGGTGCTACAAACCCTAGTCCTGCACATGCGATACAGATCGAGCGGATGCTCCCTCGTCTCAGGAAAACCCAATAATCCGTGCCACAAGGGGGGCTTCGGCCCCCTGCGTAGCTATTTCCTAAAGAAACCCTATGTCCAATTTTGATTTGCTTGACGCGGTACTGCCAGTAGAAGGTCGGTACTGCGTGATGGGCATTGGGCGTTATCCGGACCAAAGATTTGTAGACACGAGAGAAGAAGCAGCGGAAGTATTTGCAGAGCATGTAGCCAACGGAATTGATGCCTACTTCGGGTGCGCCAAGTATGGCCCACTGAACAAGCGAAACCACGATAACGTCACGCATATACGCGCCCTATGGGTGGACATTGATTGCGGCGCTACCAAGGGTGTGCCAGACGACAAAGGTGTGGTCAAGGGATATCTGGACCAGCAGACTGGTCTTGACGAGCTTGAGAAGTTTTGCACCACAGTCGGCTTGCCCAAACCAATCCTCGTTAACTCCGGCTACGGAGTACATGCCTACTGGCTGCTTGAAGAGACACTGACCCGCGCAGAGTGGGAGCCCTTGTCTGAACGCTTGTGTGAGTTGTGCAGTGAAAACGGTCTGATCGTAGACTCATCTGTTTTTGAAGCATCCCGAATCCTTCGTGTCCCCGGTACGTTCAATTTTAAATATGATGCGCAGAAAGAAGTCACTGTAATCAGTGCAGAGACTGTGCGCATGACTTATGCGTATGTCAAAGAGTTGCTTGGCGCAACCGACGCGAAACCAGACCGACCAGATTTCCTGCCACGCTCCGTCAGCCCAATGATGGAAGCAATGATGGGCAGCAGGGTCAAACGGTTCAAGACAATTATGATGCGGTCGGCGAACGGCGATGGCTGTAACCAACTGCTTGAAGCGTTCCAGAACCAATCCTCGATAGAAGAACCGCTGTGGCGTTCAGCCCTTTCGATTGCTGCGTTCTGCGTTGACGTTGATAAAGCAGCGCACATGATGTCGGACCAACACCCCGGCTATAACCCTGCTGAAGTAGATGAAAAGATCAAGAACCTGATTAGCGGCGGTGGCCCACACCACTGCGCTACGTTTGAGAAACAGAACAAGACCGGCTGCGACAACTGCAAGCACAAAGGCAAGATCAAATCCCCCATCGTGCTCGGCATGGAGTTGGCTGAGTCTGAAGTAGAAGATGGTGAGTACGTACTGCCGGATGCGGACACTGGAGTAACGCACTACATCCCTGAGTACCCATTTCCTTTCATCAGACCAACTAACGGCGGCATTTGGAAGAAAGCCCAAGACGAAGAAGACGAACCAGAGATGGTGTACGAGCATGACCTGTACGTGGTCAAGCGCATGAAAGACCCAGAGCTTGGTGAGACTGCGTTGTTTCGGCTGCACCTGCCGATGGATGGCGTCAAAGAGTTTGTTATCCCACTGGCGTCCATTGCAGTCAAGGAAAAACTCAGGGAAGCATTGGCGCATCAAGGTGTGGCAGCGCACCCTAAGCAGCTAGAGAACCTAATGTATTTCATTATTACTTTTATGAAATCACTCCAATACGTAAAGAAAGCGGAAGTTATGAGAACACAATTTGGATGGGTGGACAACGACAGTAAGTTCATCATTGGTGACAGGGAAGTTACAAAGGACGGCACGTTCTACAGCCCGCCATCGAACACGACCAAGACCGTTGCCGACAAGATGACGCCGACTGGCTCGTTTGAAGCGTGGAAAGAAGTGTTCAACATGTACGCTAGGCCGGGTCTTGAGCCACATGCGTTCGCTGCACTCACAGGGTTCGGCTCCCCACTGCTCAAGTTCACGGGCATGAGCGGCGCGATCATCAACGTCATTCACAAGTCATCAGGCTCAGGCAAGTCAACAGCACTCTACATGTGCAACAGTATCTGGGGGCACTCCAAGGAGCTTGCCTGTATGTGGAAAGACACATACAACGTGAAGATGCACCGGCTCGGCGTGATGAACAACCTGCCCAACACCATCGACGAGATTACGAACACCAGCCCGATGGAGTTCTCTGATCTGGCATACAGCATCTCTCAGGGTCGCGGCAAGAACCGCATGAAGTCCCAGACCAACGAAGAGCGCGTCAACCACACAAGCTGGCAGGGCATAACGCTGGCATCCGCTAACGCTAGCTTCTACGAGAAACTTGGCTCGGCTAAGAACTCCCCAGATGGTGAGTCCATGCGGCTGCTGGAGTACAAGATTGCGCCGACTACGATCATCAGCGTCGAAGAGGGCAAGCAGATGTTTGACCACCAGCTTATGAACAACTACGGCTTTGCCGGAGAAATCTACGCTAAGTATCTGGTGGACAACCTTGAGGAAGTCAAAGACCTCATCCGCCAAGTTCAGGCGCGTATTGATAAGGAAGTGCAGTTCACCTCCCGCGAACGCTTCTGGTCTGCCGTTGCTGCTTGCAACATCGCTGGTGGCTTGATCTCCCGTAGCCTCGGTCTGCACAACTACGACATGAAGGAAGTCTACAAGTGGATGGTCAAGATGCTCGGCGAGATGCGTGAAGACGTTGCCCCACCGCAGTCAAATCCAGACGCCATCGTCGGCGAATTTGTTAACGCCTACCTTAACAATCTGCTGGTGGTTAACGGCGAGATTGATGCCCGGAGCACTTTGGTAGCTATGCCTACGCAAGAACCTAAAGGTGAGCTACTTATCCGCTTTGAGCCGGATACCAAGTGCTTGTTCATCGCAGCCAAGCAATTCAAGGACTACTGCGTCAAGTCACAGATCAACTACAAGGAATTGCTGCAACAACTCAAGACCTCTGGGGTGTTCATTGAAGCTGTCAACAAGCGCATGTCCAAGGGGATGCGGGTAATCTCACCAGCAGTTCGCGTGTTGCAATTTGATAGTACGCACTTTGAGTTCCTTGAAGAAGTCGCAGTATCTGCAAATGAAGATCGAGACAGTAGCGTACAGGATTAACTGGGCCAAGTTCAGGCCCGGCTACTCTTTCTTTGTCCCCTGCATCAACCACAGGGAGGCAAGGGAAGCCCTAGCAGTTACGTGCCGCCGACTGAAAATCCAGATCATCACCAAGGTGGTGATTGTGGAAGGCATCAAGGGATTGCGCGTGTGGCGCACCTAGAGTAGACTGGAGCCGTCTCCTTGGTGGTCCTCTAGCCACATTGCCCCCGGCGTAAAAACCGGGGGCTTTTTTATTTCTTGGCTTCTCGGTTAAGCGCTTCACTGCTTCGTTCCAGCAAGGACATGACTTGTGGATAGTACTTCTTGTCGATTGGGAATCCACGATCAGACATCAACCTGCGCTCCAGTCGCTTCCTAGTGGACTCTTCAATATGTCGGGCTGAAATAGGAACAAAGGGGTTCTTGATGTTGAACGCAATGATGTTATCCATCGCCTTTTCCACACCCTTATCAGAGCCTTGGACAATTTCTAAATCCAACCGAGCAAGCACTTTTAAACGCTCTCGCGCAACTTCCAACACCATACCCTGCACTTTGAAAATATCTTCTCGCTTAGCTTGAAGCCCAGTAGTCACAAAGCCCGCCGACTGCGCCAGCAACTGCCCCATTGTGAAGTCGTCGGCTTCCTTAATTGCTCTACCTGCTGAAGTCAACGCACCTTCTTGGGAGTACCGAATGGCAGTCAATGGGGCACGGAACAAAGCCGGTGATAGTTGTTCCATACCTTGAAGAATCTTGCCCTGATCGAAGTAGTCCGCTGCTTTCGCTGTCTGCATAAACAGTGAAGCACTAGGGCCGAGCAGCGACAAAAGGGATTCTTGCATTTCAGCCGTTGCCGTTGCTTGGTCCCGCCTTTCCGGGAACCACATGTTGTTCATCGACATGCTGCTGGTTATGTCGTAACCCGTAAGCCCCGCAATTGCTCCCTTATTCATAAGTTCGTCAAGCGTAAGGCCACCGATCTTTACGTTACCGAAGGTGCTAGTGAGCCAGATGTTGCGGAACCAGAACTCAAAGTCGCGGCCCTCAAGAGGGTCATCTTCGTCATCGTCCATTGCACGCATTGCATCCAACGTAGCTTGTACAGCGCCCATAACCATGCTGATGCCGGGGATGCCGACGTAGCCAGCCAGCGCGAATGACATGCCGATAGTGCCGAGTAGCTGGGTGCGAGCTTCTTTTTTTTCTTTTGCGTCCATACCAGCAGTGGCGCGATACATATTGCGGATGAAGTAAGTCGTGACAAATGCAGGGAACATTTTGAACTGGAGCAGTACGCGACCAGCCGCAGAACTACCCCCGATACCCACCTCTCGCGCTTTGTTAGCAAAAATACCCCGTGGACGTTCGGACGCACGGTAGTCACCCAGCGCCTGATTGGATTCTTCAACCGCCAACCGAAGTGCTTCTTCGTGCGACGTTCCTTCTTCCCGGTTCAACCGATACGAAGTCATAAACGCAACTTCACGAATCATTCGCTCCGCATGGTGGAACAGAAATGTCATCGTGTTAGCTGTGGTTTTAATTACGCGCCGAGTGGTGCTTTGTCCTGTCGTAGTGGGTTCATCACGACGGTTGCCCAAGTCAAAAGCCATCGTGTTGTCGGCGATACCATTGTCAATCATGTACTGAGTAGCTAGCTTTTCGTCCGCTGTAAGCCCTTTAAGGTTTGCCATACTAGGCATCTCGTAGCTGGTAGACCCATCGGGGTTTGTTTTGGTTATGCCAAGCCCGTTAAACACATTCATTGACTTAGCCAACGCAGCCGTAGCTTTTGCGTACCCACGGTTGTTCTTTGACGCAAGCACTGGGAGAACAAAAACAGGCACCGAAGTAGTTTGAGCCACCATAGTTTTAATGGATGTCATAAACCACAAGAACGACGCCGTAGTGGCGAACTTAGCCGCATCGTAGCCAAGACCTTCCTCTAAACTGGGACGTGCCCTCTCTTCTGCTCGCAGGCGCATCTCAGTTATAAACTCACCCAGTTTTACTTTGTTCGGGTTGTTAGCCAAAGCGTCTTCAGCTTTCTCGACGTTTTTCATAATCTCAGGGCCGTACTTAATACGCGCCATCTGAGTTGCCATGTTCGTGCCTGTCACCACGAAGTTCCGGCTAATGTCACCCGAGAAGCCAGCCACACCTTGACGGTGCATGAACTGCCTACGGAAGTTGCGATCTGGAAGAGTCTGCAAGTACATCTGATAGATGTCATCCTTGAGCTTGTCCATATCCAGAGTAGCCACCTTACTTACAACATTGCCAAAGTCATCAGTGACGCTGGTCACAGGCTTAGATTCAAGCGTGTTGAATATTTCTTTCAGCATCTCGCTGGCAGCTATATCGTTCTTACGTGCGCTGGTCAGATCATTGCCTGCGTCTATATCTCCATCTTCCATAAGCTGAGCAACTGAACGATCCCCCATTTGCTTTGCTCGTTTACGCAAGAAACGGTCACGGTCGGACTGGCTCTCAAACATGTGGAACTCACGCGACTTGCCTTTGCCAACCCGTGCCCAGAACTGTCCGTAGCGCATCAATGGGAAGTATGGGTACAGCTTCGTGCCGTCTTCGTACATCTGCTTGATAGACGCAATCAACTTACCTTTTGGCGACTTAGGGTCGCTGGCGCTACCGGGCAGGCCGGACGCATCAATCTGCTCTTCAAGAACTGCGTGATACGCCTTGTGGTTATCTGCGTAGAACTCACGCACTTCGTTGTAGAGTTTTTTGTTTTCCGGCGTCAGACGATTCCACAGCGCCGTAAGGTTTCTGTCCGTAGTAACAGTGTTAGGGTCCTTCGACACAATTGTCGAAAAGTGCATCACGTTGGCAAGCGCTCTGTACTGCTTGGCGTTTTTTGCCGCAAGTTTTCTAAGCTTGTCGGCTAGCGGGACCATAGCATTGAAGGCACGATTACGCAT